CATGGCCGACGCCGCCGTCCAGGTGGGCAAAGCGTTGGACGGCCAGGCCGGCGCCCTTAAGCGCAACGGCGTGTCGATCGACGAGGCCCTGTTCGCCACTGACAAGTACACGGCCGTTCAGCGGGCCCTGTCCGATCAGGTCGGGGGGTTCGCTGAGGCTGAGGGCAAGACGTTCGCCGGTTCGCTCGAGCGCATGAAGAACGAGCTCGGCGACCTCGCCGAAGGTGTCGGCGGTGGCGCGGTCGACGCGTTCACCACCATGTTCGGTGCGGTCGAGCGGGTCGCCGGTGCTCTGGAATCTGTCTCGCCGGGGGCACAGAACGCGATTGGGCAGGTCGCCACGTTCGGGGCGGTCGCTGTGATCGGGGCGGGCGGACTGAACATTTTGGCTGGTCAGGCGATCTTGGCCCGTCAGAACATCGCGGCGATTGGAGAGGCAGTGAAGGGGCTGAGTTTCGCGGGTCTGGCGACGGGTCTCGCCGTGTTGGCGCCGCTCACGCTCGGGGCGGGTATCGCTCTGGCCGGCTACAACCGGACCAAGTCCGAGGCGACGCGGATCACGGACGGTTACGTCGAGGCGCTACACGCGGAGACCGGCAGTACCCGTGACGCGGCCGACGCGTATTCGGCGGCCGAGTTGGCGGCGGGCGATTTCGGGTCCGCGTTGCGGCGCAGCAACGCCGACATCGACCTGTTGAATCGGGCTATCCGGGAGCAGGGCGACGTCCTCGACGAGTTGGGCGGCAAGCGGGACGTGATCCGCGATCAGGGGTTCGAGACCGCGATGCGGTCCGCCGGGTTGGAGACCTCGGCGCTGACCGATGAGTTGGAACGGCTGTCCGGTGAGATGTCCAAAGGCGAGTTCGACCGGTTCGTTGCCCGGCTCGACGCCCTCTCGGACGGCTACGACAAGGCCACCGAGCAGACGAGGAACCAGAGCTTCGCTGAGGGCGAGTTGGCGTCTCAGCATGGTGACACCGCGGCGGCGACCGACGACCTGACCGATTCGGTCAGCGCCTACAAAGACGAGCTCAATGCCCTGTTCGATCCGATCTTCGGGGCCGTCAAGGCGCAGCGCGATCTCAACGAGGCCAACGCGGATGTGACCGCCAAGGAGATGGAGTTGGCGGCCGCGCTCGCCGAGCATGGCGCTGGTTCCCTGGAGGCGCAGGCGGCGACCGATGAGTTGACTCGGGCGCAGTTGCGGGCGGGTGAGGCCACGGTGGGCCAGCAGGCCGCCTTGGACCAGTTGCGTACGTCGGTGCAGTCCGGGGCGACGAGCGTCGAGGACGCCAAGAACAAGCTGAACAACATGGCCGCGCAGGGGCTGATTACCGCGGGCACCGCTGCGGCTGTGGCCCGTGAATTCGATGCCATCGCCTCAGCACAGGACCGCATCGACCGCAACGTCGACATCAATGTCGTGACCCGCATGACCACGATCCTCGCGGGCTCGACGCACATCCCTCTAAGGGCCGAGGGTGGCCCTGTTCTCGCGGGTCACGCGTATGTGGTGGGTGAGAAGCGCCCGGAGCTGTTCGTCCCCAACGAGGACGGGATGATCCTCCCGGCGGTGCCTGGCAGCGGGTCCATGGGCGCCGGCTGGGGTGGTGGCGGGGGTGCGGTGCAGAACGTCGACGAGCACATCCACGTCATGGTCGACGGCCGGGAGATCGCCACGGCCCTACGCCGATACGACCGCATCAACGGGCGGAGCTGGCGGGACTAGCTGACGCTTTCACATTCATGACCACTATCCGCATGACCCCCAAAGAGGATTGATATGCCCCGCACGACTCTGGTCGCTGGCACCACGATCACCGCGTCGTGGGCTAACGCGAACGTGCGTGACCAGGTGATCACCCCGTTCGCTTCGGCCGCCGCCCGAGACTCGTCGATCACGTCACCGATCGAAGGCCAGTACGCGCACCTGAACGACGTCAACTACCTGTCGCACTATGACGGCACCGACTGGGTTCGCTCGAACCACAACATCGTCAAGTACCAGGAGTTGACCGCGAACTCGGCGGCGTACAACGCGACGACCGCGACCGACTTCCAGCTCGCGTCGGTGGTGCTTACCGCGAACCGGCTCTACAGGGTGACGCTCAAGTCGGCGTGGGTGGTGTCCGCTGCGGCGACGTACACGATCGAGTTCTGGGCTGCGGGCGCCGCGGTCGACGCGTTCGGTGTGACCGACAACTTGCGTGACACGTTGTGCACGTCCCTGTTGTACCGGCCGACCGCGGGCACGAAGACGCTCGAAGTGCGGGTCACACAGGTGGTGGCTGGCGGCAGTGTCACGTTCGTGGCGGCGGCTACCCAGACCCGCCAGTTCTGGGTTGAGGACATCGGACCCCGGTGACAGTCGACCAGTTGCCGATCCGGGTCGGCTGGTTCTCGGTCTGTGAGCTGCTCAATTCGGACACCCTCGAGACGGCCATCGGGATCTACTTCGGTGTCGAAGGCACCGCCGACGAGGAGATTCCGTGGGCGCTGACCTTCGACGAGGCCGAGGGGCTTGGCCGGCTGCTGCTCGCGGTCGCGGCACAGTGGCGGGAAGGCGGTAAGGAGTGGCGGTCGTGAGAGGATGGCTGACGTGGCCAGCCCTGACGCCTTCACGTTCCTGATCGGGATCATGGCCAGTGCCCAGGTCCGCAACGAGCGCACCGACGCCCTGTTGGATGAGATCGAGGTCCGCTTGGCCGAAGGTGGCGGGTTCGATGTGTTCCTGGGGAACCGCACCACCCTCCCGGACGGCACGCTCAGCCACACGGGCGCGGAGAACCTTTTCGCCCTCACCGATGACCCGTGGATCGGCGACGAGCGCCGCCACCGCATCGACCGGGTACTGGCGGCTATCGCCGCCCGATGACCCCCTAGACCCTGCCGAACATCCCCGACGACGGCTGCATGACGATCGGGAACTCGAAGCGGTGGATCACCGGCTCGGCGGGGTGGCGCTTGATCGCCTGGTGCTCGATCCCCTCGGGGGTGGCGGCGCGGGCCCAGCAGGTCTCACACTCGTAGACCACGGTCACCGCCACCCGCCCATGGTCGCGCAAGCGGCCCCCGACCAGTAGGCCGAGTATCGGGGTCTAACCTGCTCGCGGCGATGCCAAGGGGGAGCGGTGGGCGACGACTTCGTGAAGTGCAGGGACTGCACGACGCAGATCCCGGCGGGCGCGTCACGGTGCCGGTACTGCGGGGCCGCTCAGACGAAGTGGTGGGAGACCTCGGGGTTCCGGCTGGCGCTGGGGATCCTGGTGCTGCTGATCGCTTTCGTCGTTCTCCGGTCGGAGGCTGTCGGATGCGCCATGTGGGGCGGGCCGAACTGCTGACGCGGGACCGCCCCCAGCCGGAGCCAGGGGCGGCAAATCCGCAACGCGTTGCGGGTTTCAGGGCTTGAGGATGCGGCGCAGGACCCGCCCGAACCGGCGGTGTGCCTCCTTGCGGCCCTGACGGCGCAGGAGCGCACCAGGGCCACGCCGGGCAGCCTTGAGGTCGCCCAGGAGCGACAGGGCCTTGTAGAGCCACCTCACGTGTCGTCCCCGGCGAAGATGGCGTGGATCTGTGCAGCCGCGTCCGACAGCAGGGCGAGCAGGACACCGGGGTCATCACCCAGGGTCACGCGGACATCCACCGAGCCGATGGACACGGCCACGATGCCTGTCTCCTCGTCTCGGGCGGCGGTGGCGTAGGCCCGACCGAGATCGGTCAGGTAGGTGATGCACGAGGGGTGGGTAGGTCGGCGGGTGGGTACGTTTTGGTCCGTCATCAGGGGTCCTTCCTGGTGGCCGGCCCCGGGCAGTCACAGCTGCGCCGGGGCACTTCCGTTATCAACGGGTTTCAGCAAACACACTGGGCCTTGCTTTGTCAACCCCATGTGTTAAAGATGCGAGGCATGAAACCGTCGCTGCAGGCTGTCGGCTACGCCCGCATCTCCAAGGACGACACCCTCGAAGGCCGCGGGGTCGCCCGCCAAACCGAGGACATCACCGCCGTGTGCGAGCGCCACGGCTGGGACCTCACCGACGTCCTGACCGACAACGACATCAGCGCCAGCCGCTACTCGAAGAAGGCCCGCCCCGGGTACCTTCGCCTGCTCGCCGCCATCGAGGCCGGCATCGACCGGGCCGTCGTCTACGACGTCGACCGCCTGCTCCGCCAGCCCCGCCAGCTCGAAGACCTCATCGACCTGTGTGAGGCCCGCAACGGGGCGTTCCAGTTGCACAACGTCAACGGGGAACTCGACCTGGCGACCGGGGGCGGGCGCTTCATCGCCAGAATGCTGGTAGCCAAGGCCGCGATGGAGTCCGACGACATGTCCCGCCGGCTGCGCCGCTCGTTCGACCAGAAGGCCCTAGAGGGCCGCCCTCACGGCGCCCGGGCGTTCGGCTACGAACCCGACGGCATGACCGTCCGCGAAACGGAGGCCGTGCTGTTGCGTCAGGCCGCCGTGGACGTGCTCGACGGCACGTCGCTCAACACGATCGCCCGCAGATGGAACGGCCTCGGGGTCCTGACCCCGCAGCGCAACCGCCAGTGGAACGGCACCGTCGTGAAGGCCGTCCTCATCAACCCGCGGCAGGCTGGGCTGCGGGTGCATCGCCGTGAGGTGGTCGGTCCCGCGGCGTGGCCCGCCATCGTTGACCGAGCGACGCATGACCGGCTCGTGGCCTACCTGACGGCACCCCGCCCCCGGCTCGCTCCGAGGCGCACGGCGTTCACGGGGCTGATCCGCTCGGCCGTGACCGGGCTGCCGCTCGACCGTGACGTCGTCCGTGGCCGGCCCGCCTATCGGGCCCACAACCGGCCGGGCCGGGAGGCCGGCAACGTCACCATCGCCGCCCTCCCGCTCGAGGATCTCATCCTGGAGATGCTGTTCACCGCCGTGGAGGACGACCGGCTGGGGGAGAGGTTGGGGGAGCGCCGGGCGAAGCTGGCCGCGGTACCCGACGTGGGTGGCATCGAAGCCGACCTCCGGGCGCTCGCCGAGGACTTCGGTCAGGGCCGCATCACCCGGGGCGAATGGCTCGCTGCCAGAGGGGCGCTAGACGCCCGCCTACAGGCCGCACACGCCGCCATCGGTGCCACGGTCGCGGTACCCGTACCCGTCGACCTGCGGGCCTCCTGGCCCAGCCTCGACGTCGACCGTCAGCGCGCCATCCTCGCCGCCGTGTTCGAGGCCGTGCTCATCCACCCCGCGAGGGTCAAGGGCGGCCCCGGAATCGATCCCGACCGCGTCGAGCCGAGGTGGCGGGCATGAACCACAACTCCTTGTTGAACACCTAAGATGTAGCCAACAACCGAATCCGGTAGGCCCTGGTCCGTCGGGAAAACCACCACTGACACCCGTCAGGCGGTCTTCGGTCACAGCTCATAGGTTCGTTCAAGGTGGCATTGTGCGACCTGATCTGAACCAGTGACGGTGGTAGGCCAGGTTGAAAGAGCAGCCGGTGGCTGCCCCGAGGGGGGAGCCGCACCGAGAGGCTGCTACCGGCATGCCGACATCTGCCACCGGCCGAGCGATCGGCGGTCTGGCGTCAGGCGAATCCCGCCGTCGCCGCAGCGATGCGATCCGTCGCATAGTCGCCGCAACCCGACAGGCCCAAGGCCTACCCCCCACTGTCGAAGACAACGCCGTCCTCGACCTCGTCGCCACCCACCTAGAGCACACCGCCTGCAAATCCGAGGCGGTGCCCGATGAGGCCGCCTGACGTGCAACGCCCGCCGGCAGGACCGGCGGGCGAGCAAAACACCGCTGGGTGGGCGGATCGTCAAGCCGGATCGTACACCGAGTGGCGAGTCATCTGGCGAAGGGCCGACTGGGGTCCAACCACCGGGAACAAGCATCGGACCTTCACCCGCCGCACCGACCTCGAGCGGTTCGTCCATCAACGCCTCGGCGGCCGGGACCGGCCCGAGCTCTCACCGATCAGCGTCCTACGGATCAGCCGCAGGCACGTCGGCCCCTGGCGGGACACATGACCGGCGACCCGTTCGAGCTCCCCATGGTCGCCCCGGTCGACGGTGGCGGACGCTGCGACCGGTGCGGCTGGCGCACCTTCCGCCAGACCGTCTCAGGCATCTGGCGCCACGAACCATGCGAGACCCGGGCCTACTGGGCACGCAAGACAATGCTCCGAGCGATGGCCTACGGGCGGGGCGCGCCATGGCGCGTCCCTCGGGCCCGGACGGCTACGGGCTGCCGTGGCTGCTGCCTCTGCAAAGGCCAACGGCCATGACATGCCGAAAAGGACACCACGGGTGGACCCCCTTCATCTCCATCGAAGAGTTCGCCGCGGACCTGGCCGAACGTCTCGAGGAAGACGTCAGCATCACCGATGCCGCCAATTGCCTCGAGTGGATGCACCAGACGGGCGAGCTCGCCTGGTGCCAGAGAGACGATGGCTCCCGCCGCTACCGACTCCGGAGACGGTGATGGGCGGCCGCTCCATCTCCCGTGAATGGCTGGACACCGTGCTCGCACTCCCAGCGGGCGGGCACATCGACGCATCGGCCGTCGCGGTCGCCGCAGCCCTGGCGTCGCACATGGACCGCGACGGGCTCTGCTGGCCAAGCGTGCGTCTCCTGTCCGACGAAGCCAAGTGCGCCCCGAACACGGTCCAGGACCGCGTCCGCCGACTCGAGGAGGCCGGCGTGCTCAAGGTGGAACGCAAGCCGCGGGGCGCGAACCGCTACCACGCCATCACCACCACTGTGTCACCCGGTGACACAGATGGGAGACGTCACGGGGCACCCGAAACTGTGTCAGCAGGCTCAGAATCTGTGTCATCTGGGCCGGAATCTGTGTCATCTGGCGGCCTATCTGTGTCATATCGGGCCGAATCTGTGTCACGGGGTGACACGGAACAGGGAACCCCCGAAAGGGGTGAACCTGTGAACCGCCCGCCTTCGTCGGGCCCGCCCCGAGGGCGGCCCTCCGAGCGGGCAAACGAAAACCACGCGAGCACGTCCGACGAGGACGAGGACGACGACTGGCTGTTCGTCGAGACAGACGACCGCGTCGACACCTTCTTCGCAGACCTCGCCGAAGCACTCCTTGCCCGCAGCATCGACGACATCAGCGAAGGGGAGCTGGTAGCCGACCCCTGGCTACTCCCCACCTACACCAAGACCCTGTGGGACGACGGCAGGACGCGGCAGTTCGTCACCCCCCACCGTTGGTCCCTCGCCGGCCAGCAACACACGGCCTACGGGCTCAAGATCGTCACCGACCCAACCAACCTCGAATGGATCACCCGCCAGCTCGACAAGGCCATCCGAGCCGCTGGGCAGGAGCGCCAACGCCGAGCCGACAACGACGACGACATCACGGCCAGCGACGCCTACCAGCGCGGCGTCGCCAAAGCCAAAGCCGCCCTGTCCGCGGCCACGGAGGATCACCGATGACCCCGCGTGATCCGCCGCCCACCGTCGACGAGATCCGCGAGGCCGGATTTTTTGGGTGGCCCCGCTGCAGGACCCCACACCAGTCCGCGTTTCTCTTTGTAGGAGATGAATCGAATGCCGAAACCTGAACGGGCACCGAGACCCCCGGAAGGGGCAGGAACGGCCGGAAAGCGGCTGTGGCGGGCGGTTACGGCCGAGTTCGCCCTGGCCGAGCATGAGCTGGTGTTGCTGCGTCAGGCGATCCACGTTGCGGACCTGTGCGCCTCGTTGCAGGGCGTTGTGGACGCCGAGGGGCCGTTGTCGTCGAACCGTCTCGGTGAGGTGAAGGCGCATCCGGCGTTGGTGGAGCTCCGGGCGCAGCGGTTGTTGTTGGCGCGACTGGTGGTGGCGTTGCGGGTGCCGTTGGGGGACCAGGAGGAGGACGGGGAAGATGCTGCGGTGGTGCCGGGTCGGCGGTCGGGTCGGTTGCCGCGTCGGGGGATCCGTGGCGTGTACGCGGGTGGTGCGGCGTGAGACGCCGCCGGGAGGTGGAGCGGGTGGAGCCGCCCGGGTGGGTGGCCGAGTTCGTCGAGGAGGACTGGGCGCAGCCGTGGGACTACACCGACCCGGAGCGGCATCCGGCGGGGGCGCCGTTGACACCTCGCGAGGCGGCGTACGGGCGGTGGCTGGAGGCGACGCGGGAGTGGTGGAACGCGTCGGGGCTCAGTTTCGTTGACTACCTGGCGGCCCGGCGGGCGGCGCGGTTGAAGGCGGCGGGGATCGAGGACGGGGCCGGTGGCCGTCGTCGACGGCGGGACTGACGCTGTTCCGGGAACCATTCCCACGTGTGTACACAAGTGCTACGCTGGCGGTATGGCCGAGACGGTGTCTGTCCGGGAGTTCCGCCACAACCTGGCGTCGTACCTCGAGCGGGCCCATCTCGGTGAGGAGATCGTGATAACTCGGGCTGGCCGGGTGGACGCCCAGCTGGGTCCGGTCACCGAGACGCGGTCTGTGTCCACCTCGGAGGATGACGGTGGCGGCGACGACCTTCCGTGAGGATTTCCTGGGCCGCGACCTCGTCAACCCGACGGTGAACGCGTTGGATTTCCTGGGTCGTGCGGTGGCGGCGTCGACGGACACGGCCGGCCGTTCGCTGCGCCGTGTGGCTCGAGCCAACACAACCGCCGTGACGCTGAACCAGGAACTGCAGTTCCTGACGGGTGAGAAGTTCACCGTCACGGTCGCCGGTACGACGGCTGCCGCTCCGCCATCGGTACCCGCGGTGAATGCGACGGTGGCCGATGGCACGGCGACGTTGCGCCGAACGAAGTAGAGGAGACCACCTGTGTGTGACCAGCACCTCATCCCGCTGAGCGTGTTCGAGCTCGATTTCGACAAGCCAGTGGACGGCTGGTCGACACTCTTCGAGGCCGAGAACGTCGATGTCGTCGAGGACGCGATTGGCCGGGCGTCGATCGCTTGTGAGGACGCGGGCCGGCTGATCGCTGCCAGTCGTGCGGCCCGTGCGTACGCCGAGGCCGAGCGGGCCCGGCAGGTGGCCGAATGGGCTGCCCGGTATCCGGTTCCCCGCGGTGTCCCGGCGGTCGAGGGCGCGACCGCGTTTGAGTCGATGTTGGCGGCGGATGCGGCCGACCGTCCTCGTTCCCTGTTCGAGGAGTTGTTCGACGCTGAGCTGGCCGCCGGGAAGGGGACCTGAGATGGCGTGGGTGTCGACCCTCCCGCCCGATCTGGTTGTCGCGGACTGGTGGGACAAGCAGTCGAGGATGAAGGAGCACGGTGAGCGGGCCGCGGAACAGGCCGCGGCCCGCTCGGTTCCTGACCGTCCCGAGTGGCGGGTCCCTGCGCTGCAGGCCCGGGTCAGCCGGTTGGATCGGACGATCCGTGACGCTCTCGCCAAGTCGGAGGAACGGTCCCGTTCGCATCAACGGGGAGTGCTCGAAGTTCTGGCCGACGGCGGCGAAGTCGAACACGGCCCCGGCGGCCGGGTTCTGCAGGTCAAGTGATATGGGCGTCAAAGCGGCGTCGGCCGCCAAGGTGGGGAGGCCATTCCTCCTTCGACCGGCTAGCCGGGGGCCTGAGATCCACCTGCGTCCGCCGGCTGTGTCCCCCCGGTCTCGCCTGGCCCGGGGGGTCCACCGGCCCCAGGTGACCTGATGGCGTTTACCGAAGCCCTCAGGCTGGTGGTGGATGCCGACACCCGGGGCGCCGTTCAGGGCATCGAAAGGCTGGGTGCCACCGCGGACCGCGAGCTCGGCAAGTCCGAAAAGTCGATGGACAAGTGGGGCAACCGGCTGACATCCCTGGGCACGGGGATGATCGCTTTCGGTGGCGCCGCCCTTGTCGGTCTGGGTGCTCTTGCCAAGTCGAGCGAGGAAGCGAATCTCGCTCAGGTCAAGTTGCAGAACACGATCGACAACATGCCGAAGCTCGCCGGCTCGACGGCGAGCGAGTTCACGGACCTGGCCGACTCGATCCAGAAGGTGACGGCCGCGAACGCGGACGCGATCGTCGAGGCCGAGGCGCTGCTGGGCACGTTCAGCCTGACAGCGGATGAGATTAAGGGCATCACGCCTCTGGTCGTGGACTATGCCCGCAAGTTCGGCATCGACATGGCCGACGCCGCCGTCCAGGTGGGCAAAGCGTTGGACGGCCAGGCCGGCGCCCTTAAGCGCAACGGCGTGTCGATCGACGAGGCCCTGTTCGCCACTGACCGGTACACGGCCGTCCAGCAGGCACTGTCCGATCAGGTCGGCGGCTTCGCAGAGGCCGAAGGCAAGACGTTCGCCGGCTCGCTCGAGCGCATGAAGAACGAGCTCGGCGACCTCGCCGAAGGCGTCGGCGGCGGGGCTGTCGACGCATTTACAACGCTGTTCGGTGTAGTGGAGAACCTGACCGGGGCGTTGGAGTCGGTGTCGCCTGAGGCACAGAACACGATCGGGAAGGTAGCGACCTTCGGGGCCGTAGGGCTGGTTGCAGCGGGCGGGTTGTCGACACTGATCGGCCAGGTCATAAAGGCGCGAGAGAACTTCGCGTTGGCGGCCGAGGGCGTCCTGGCGATGCGGGGCGCTCTACTAACGCTTGGTCAGATAGGACTTGTGGTTGGCTCGCTGGTTGCGTTGCGCGAGGTCATCGGCACGATCGACGACGAGGTCGACAGCGTCGATGTCTCTAAGCTGGAGAACCAGTTGCTTGACCTAGCCGAGAGCGGTGAGGTCTCGGGGTCCACTCTGGAGCGGGTGTTTGAGGGTCTGGGTAAGCCGGGCCTTCTCGGTGGCGGTATCGAGCAGACCCGCCAACTCAAGTCCGATATAGATCAGTTGGACGAGGCGTTGGCGAAGTTGTCTGCTAGGGACCCGGGAGCCGCGGCTGCGGCGTTTGAACGGATCTCGGAAGCGCTGCGGGAGCAGGGGGCCACTACCGGCCAGATCAAGGACCGGTTCAACGACTACAACGCGACTCTCACCGAGGCCGACACCGCGAATCGTACGACTGGTGCCGCCATCACTGAAGCCACCGAAGCTGTGGACGGGCAGGCGCAGGCCACACAGGATGCGACATCGGCGCTCAAGGACTACACGGACGCTCTTCACGCCCAGTTCGATCCGCTGTTCGGTGCTGTATCGGCAACTCGAGCGTTGTCCGACGCCAACTCTGATGTCACCGCCAAAGAGATGGAGCTGGCTGCGGCTGTCCGTGACCACGGGGAGGGATCCCTCGAGGCGACGGCAGCACAGGAAGAACTGAACCGAGCTTACGACGACGCTTCCGAAGCTGCCCTCGACCAGGAGGCTGCGCTTCTCGCTTTGGTTGACATGGTGCGCCAGCAGCCCGGGGCTATTGATGCAGCTAAGGCCAAGCTGCAGCAGTGGGTCGATCAGGGGAAGATCACTCAGGCTTCCGCTGACGCCACAAGGGCCCAGATCGACGCGATGAACGCCGAGGCGGAGTCCACCCCGGCGTCAATCATGATCAGTGCGAGTAGCACCGGTACTACGGCGGTCGCCGCGGACTTCGCGAACCTCAAGGCGAGGATCGATGCGGTCCCGCGTGAGATCAACATCCTGACCCGCTTGACCACGATTGTTGCGGGGTCGACGAACATTCCGTTGCGGGCCGAGGGCGGCCCGGTGCTCGCGGGTCACGCCTACGTGGTGGGTGAGAAGCGCCCGGAACTGTTCGTGCCCAGCGAGAACGGGACCATCTTGCCGGCGGTACCTGGCAGCGGATCCGGTGGCGGATGGGGCGGCGGTGGCGGAAGCACAATGGTGGAGGAGACGATCATTGTCCGGATCGGTGAGGACGAGATCGCCCGTGCGGTCCGCCGGTCCGACAGGCGCAGCGGTCGATGACGATCGTCTGGCACGGCCTACCCGTGACCGTCGAAGCCGCCCTGTCGGCTGCCACCGGGTTCTACGGGGCGTGGGACGACGCGGTCTGGGACACGGACACGTGGGGCCCGGACGATGTGTGGACCGACATCTCGCAGTATGTGCAGGGGATCCAGACGGACCGCGAGTTCGACCGGGACTTGCAGGCGTGGGGTTCGGGGACAGCGAGCATCATCCTGAACAACAACGACGGCCGGTTCTGTCCCGACAACATGATGAGCCCCTATGTGGTCGCCGGGGTGACCGGCATCCGTCCGTGGCGCAAGGTCCGGGCGAAGATCTCAGGGGTCCCGATCTACACGGGGTACGTGCGGGCGTGGGATGAGAGCTACAGCCGGGGACATGCGACGTCGACCACGGTGATGCGCTGCGAGGACGAGTTCGCTGCGCTCGCCCGGTTCGACGGCTTCGAAACCGAGCCGGTGGGTGCCGGCGAACTATCGGGTCTGCGGCTCCACCGCCTACTGAACAACGCCGGCCATGTGGGTGACCGGGCTATCGACAGTGGCCGGTTCACAGTCCAGGCGACGACTCTCGCTCAGCCGGTTCTCACCGACATGAAACTCACGTCGGATAGTGAGGGTGGGGCGTTGTGGGTGGAGGCCGACGGGTCGATCTGGTTCGAGAACCGTTACGCCCTCCTCGAGAACCCCCGGTCACGGACCCTGCAGGGCACGTGGGGTGACGGCACCGTCGTCAACGAGTTCCCGTGCACCGACATCCGGACCGCGTTCGACGGCGAGATCGTGGCCAACATGGCCGCGTTCGCCAGGGCCGGCGGGACAGCTCAGACGTTCGACGACGCGACGTCCCGTGCCCTGTACGGGGATGCACGGTTCGCTCGGTCGGACCTGATCTTGGAGACGGACGCCGATGTCGCCGGGCTCGCCGAGATCTACGTGATGACCCACAAAGACGCCGATCTGCGGATCGAGTCGGTCACGTTCGACCCGATGAAAAGCGGCTACCCGACGTTGCGGACGCACGCCGTCAACCGCAAGGTCCGCGACCTGATCCGGGTCGTGTTCCGGCCCCCGAACTTCAACCACGAAATGATGCGGGACTGCCACATCTCAGGGATCTCGCATCGTCTCACCCGGCAGGAATGGCGGGTCACGTTCAAGCTCGTCTCGGCCGAACCGTGGATCGGGTTCACCGACTCGCTGTGGGACACAGCCGTGTGGGACACCGACACGTGGTTCGTGTGATGCCTGTCACCGCTCCAGGGGTCACCGTCATCGTGCACCCGATCGACACCGACACCCACCCCGGCCTACCGGCGGGATGGCGGTGGGCGGTCATGTCCGGCGCGGGCACACCAGTCACCGACCTCGGGTTGTGCGCTAACGCCGGATGGGAACCGACCGAGCAGGAGGCGTGGCTGACCGGCGAAACCGTCGGGGCCGCGGCGGTGAAGGCGTTGCGGCACCACGGCATCCCTGCGACCTACGGGCAGCTGCCACTTGACCACGACCCGATCCCTGCCGGCGGCGACCGGTTGGGTTCACCTGTCTAGGAGGATTTGATGCCCCGTACGACCGTGGTCGCTGGCACCACGATCACCGCGTCGTGGGCCAACGCGAACGTGCGTGACCAGGTGATCACCCCGTTCGCCTCAGCGGCCGCACGAGATTCGTCGTGGACGTCGCCGATCGAAGGCGCGTACGCCCACCTCAACGACACCAACTTTCTCACTCACTACAACGGCACTGTCTGGGTGCCGTCGAACAACAACCTGATCGCCTCCCAGGAGTTCACGACCGATTCGTCCACGTTCACAGCTGACGGCAACAGCGACTTCGTGTTGAACAGCGTGGTCGTGTTCGCTACCCGGAACTATCGGGTGACCCTCAAGTCGCAGTTCGAGGTGTCGGCGGCTGGGGTGTGGGTCATGAACTTCTCCGTTGACGGCACGCAGACCGACCGGTTCGATTTCGCTGACGTCGGCGCCTTGACCCGGGCGACGGTGGCGTCGTCGATCTTCTGGCAGCCGACGTCGGGGACCAAGACGTTGCGGGTGGCGTTGGACGAGGTGTCGGGGGCGGCGGACTTCATCTTCAAGGCCGACAACACCGCGGGCGGGATCTTTAAACGCCAGTTCTTCGTCGAGGACATCGGGCCCCGATGACAACCCACGAGAGGCCGCATGACTGACATCGCTGGGGAACGTGCCCGCCTCGCAGCCCAAGGCCTGCAGATCATCACCCGTGAGCAGTGGGGTGCCCGCCAGGACTACACGTCGGACCGGACCGTCAACCGGCCCGCACAATGGCTGTTCCTCCACATCACCGTCACCGCCGATCCGGCGGACACGACGAACGCCGAGGCGGCGGCGTGCCGGCAGGTCGAGGAGATCGGCCAGCAACGTTTTGGGATCGGCTGGTCGTACAACGCCGGCGTCATGCAATCCGGCCGCCTGTACGAGGGACAGCCGCTCACCCGCCGCGGGGCGCACACGGTGAACGACAAGCCGAACCCGAACTTCCCGTCCGGGTCACTCAACTACGACGCCCGGGCTTGTGCGCTCGTGCAGAACGTCCAGGACGCGGTCACCGACGCCCAGATCGATTCGGCCGCCAGGTGGGGCGCGGCGCTGCGCCGGTCGGGTGAGGCGATCGCTAAGGCGGACTGGTTCGGGCACCGGGACGTCACCGCCAAATCCTGTCCCGGCGACATCGCTTACGCCCGCCTCGGCGAGCTCAACGCCCTGACCGACTACTACACCCAGTACGGGCTCGGACCCGTTACCCCTACCCCGGAGGTTCCTATGGGCGAGTTCGTCCTGTACTACCCGGCCAACGGCACCCACTGGTACTGCTCGAACGGTGGCGCCAACTCGTTCGCTGTGGTGATCGACGGCAACGACGTCGCGAAGATGAAGGCCATCAACCCGGACATCAAGGCGTACACGAACCTGACGGCGCTGACGACCGGGAACATCATCAACGCCCTGAACGCCGCCGACCTGATCGACATCGTCGAAGCCGAAGCGCACGACGCCGCTGCCGGCTGATGGATGAGGCCCCTCCAGGTGAACGGTGACGGGCCGGGAACGCACGCTCGGCGAGGTAGCAGATGACCTCGAGCGGCTCACCCGGCAGGTCGAGCGTCTGACGGACCAGCTACACAATGCGCCGTTCGTGCGGCTCGACCTCCACAACGAACAGATCAACAACCTGCGAGCCGACCTCACCGGGCTCCGCACGATGCTCATGTGGGTGCTCGGGATCCTGGCGTCGATCTTGATCTCCGCTGTGGTCATGGTGATCACGGCGGTCGCCCAGGGGGGCCTGTGATGCAACCCTCCCGATTCCCCCGCCCGCCCGTCTGGTTCTGGATCGCGGTCGTCGCCGGTGCCATCGCCACCAGCCTCGTAGCCATGTTGGCGTTCGGTGTCCGGAACCGTGCCTCGGAGAACGAGGACCGGATCGCTGCGCTTGAAGTCCAGGCGACGGCGTTGGCTGAACAGGTCAAATCGTTGGGTGGGGAACCGGTCGTGTCTCCAGAAGACATCGGAGGCGACGTCGTAGCGGTCCCCGGCCCCGCAGGGCCGGCGGGCAGGACCGGCGAGCCTGGTCCTCCGGGTGACCCTGGGCCGGCTGGTCCGCCCGGTGAACCCGGTGGTCCCGGGGCTACGGGCGATACGGGGGCTACGGGGCAGACCGGCTCGGGGGGCGCTCCCGGTGCTGCCGGTGAGCCTGGCGCTGCTGGTGCGGAGGGTCCGCCGGGGGCGCCGGGCCCTCCTGGTGCGTCGTGCCCTGAGGGTTTCACGTTCATGCAGATCACCATCCCATCGCAGCCGGACCAGGTGTTCATGGTCTGTGCCGCCCCCTCCGGTTAGGTGTGCCCGTGATCGTCTTCGGTTCCCTGCTGATCGTCGTGGGTGCACTGCTCATCTCAGCTGGCGTGTGCGAGTGGCGGGCCCGTGACACCGAAGCCCGTGAGGCGATCGAAGACGCGTTCCGTACCGCCCACTATCAGGTGTTGATGGGCCGCATCCATGTTCTGTGCCGGTACCCCGGCGCATTCCCCCTAAGGAGAACAAGGTGACCGTTCTACGCAAAGTGTCCAAGGCAGTCAGTGCCGGCGTCGGCGCTGGTATCGCCGCCTGGGTGGTAGCGAACCAGGTCGGCGGCGTGACCGGCGAGGAATGGGGTGGGGTCGTCGGCGCCGTCCTGTTCACGGCGTTCGTGACGTTCCTCGCTCCGAAGAACCAGCAGCCCGCGTGATGGCTTTCCTCGGCCGCCCGAAGGCACTGATCGCCAGCGTTCTCGTGGCGTTCACGGTCCTCCTCGGCTCCAACGTGGCACCCGCGGGCGCTTTCGTGTTGCCGGCCTACGCCCACGCCCAACTGCAGTGGGGCACCTGTCGCGTGGATGTGACCTGGGGCCAGTACGGCAGCGCTGGTTACGCGGTGATGTCCGAGCTGTCCGGATCGCAATGCCAGTACAACACGTCGGTCGTTGTGGCGGTGACGGGCGGGTTGTCGCAGTGGTGCTCCAATTGGATGCGGCTTGGCAACCCGTACCCGAACAACTGCTCGTTCAACGGGTTGTCCACGATGTCGTACGGCACAGGCACCGCCTACGGGGGGTTGGTGTACCTCTGCACCGAGCAGGCCGTGGGAGGCCCGATCTGCAGCCAGATCGGTTTCGGCCCCTGGGGCTGACGCCCGGCATCGCCAGCTAGTAACCTCAGGTGCACCTGCTAGTCCCCATGGGACCCCCCGGCCTCGTGTCGGGGGGTCTCTGCGCGTCTAGACCCCGGATCGCCCACCGGCAGGGCCTGGGGGCAGACGACCCGGGGAGAACTAGGGGACGTAGTCGGCGAGGAGGACGCCGAGCACACCGACCGCGGCGATGGTGGCGGTGACGGCGAGGATCGCCCAAGGGAGACGGTTCATCGTGGGGGTGGTGGGGTGATGTCGTACCGGTTGTCGTCCGCCCACGCCACCACCTGGGCGCGGTCCCACATCTTCGTCCGCTTGTTCACGGTCGCAGCCGGACTCGGGAACCCTTCGCGTGTGACGAGCTGGTGGGCTCGCTGACGGCTCACCCCGAGCAGGTCGGCGATGTCCTGGGTACCCAACAGATCCATAAGGTTGACGATAGTCAAGCAGTTGACTAGAGTCAAGGGATGGGGATCGAGTCGACGAAGTACGGAACCTGGCGGGTCCGATGGACCGATCCCATCGGCAAGCAGATCAGCCGATCGTTCAAGACCTTGGCCGAGGCCGAAGCCTTCCAGTCCGTGGTTGACACGGTCCGCGAGCACGGCCAGCCCATGGACAAGGTCCGCCCCAGCCGACTTACGGATGAGGCCCGCTTCCGGGTGTCCAGCCGAGGTCATCACGTCTACCTGCTGCACGACGAGGACGACAAGGTCGTCTATGTCGGCCGGTCGTCGAACGTCCTCAAGCGGATCGGGGACCACCTGCACGTGCGAGGCCGGCGGGACGTCGTTGCCAGCGTGTCGATCATCCGGTGCATGGACGAGGACGAGATGAAGCAGCTCGAGATGGCGCTCATCTACCTCCACCAGCCCGAGCTCAACACCCGCGGACTCGCGGGGCGTCCCCGCCGGGCGTCCTACAACGGCAACGGGGCGGACGTCGTCGTCACCATGACCGATTGGATCCCGAGCGCCGAGGAAGCCTCTTAACCCTCAGTACGTGGGTGTGCACCAGCGATTCCGATAGCAGTTCACTAATAGTCTGACCAGCGCAAACGCACCGTTAGATAAGGGACTGCAAAGCCCTGTACACCGGTTCGATTCCGGTCGCCGCCTCCACCCCCTGACCTGGGCATCTGTCCCGGTCGGGCGGTTTTGCGCATTTTAGGCTATCCAGGATGTTTGCCGTCAAGTACCGTGTGCGTACATGGTTGACAGTACGGAAACAGTACGCTCGGGTACGTTGCCAGAGCTTGACGGTCACCTCGCTTTCCGCATCAGCGACCGGGGCTTGCACTACATGCCGGAGGTGCTTGGCACCCATCCGGGCACGGCTGTGGAGGCACATACGTCCTCTGCCGCCGATGGACCCCACATCTGGCTCACCTTCCGGTGGGACCAGCGGGAGTACGGAGTCCATCTATCCGCCGAGAGCGCTTGGCAGCTCAAGGAGCAAATCGCCTACCTGGTCATGAATCATTACCAGGGTGACTCACGCCCTGATGCCGGTTGAGCGGACCAGGTACGGGACGTGGCGGGCACGTTGGACGGACCCGTGGGGCCGGCAGGTAGCCAAATCCCACAAGACCAAAGCCCTCGCTGACGCCCACTACCGCAAGGTGCTCGGCGACATGGCCCGCGGCGACTACGTCGACCCCCGGTTGGGTCGCATCACGTTGGAGCGGTGGGCGGACGAGTGGCTGGCCGGCGCCCGCAACCTCTCTCGGGGCGGCTACGACACGTACCGCCGGGACTTGGACCGGCACATCCTGCCAGCGTTGGGTGAGGTACCGGTCGGTCGGCTTTCCGGGGCCGACATCGACCGGTACCTCACCAGCATCGGTGGCGGGGTTTCCACCCGGGACTTGTTGACCGGCGTGGACCACCACTCCACGGGATTGAGCCGTGAGCCGGTTTCCACCAGGAACTTGTTGTCCCCGCCGACAAGGACGCTAGCCCCCTCGACTGTACATCGCCACTACCGCACCCTGCACCGCATGCTCGCCGTCGCTGTCAAACGAGGGCTGATCCCCCGCAACCCCTGCGAGCACATCGAACCCCCGAAGGTGCCCCGCACCGAACGCACCGCCCTCACCATCGCCCAGGTCGACGACCTCGCCGACACGATCGCCGACCGCTACCGGGCATGGGTCTATGTGATGGCATACGGCGGGCTCCGCTGGTCCGAGTCCGTCGGCCTGCGTCGGGGTCGAGTTCAAAACGCAGCACTAGCGCCGGCAGATGAGGCTAGACTGTCGGCCGTTCATGACCGGCGCATTTCCTTCGGCTGCTGCGGCCGTGAGGATGGTTTCGCACAGGAGATCGCAGCGGGCTTCGGCTCATGCTCCGAGAAGTGCGGTAAGCGGGGTCGGCTCCCGCCCATGGACACCCGGCAACCAGTACGTCTCCAAATCGTAGAGCAGTTGATCCACCGTGGGCCGGGGGAGTGGGAACGCACCCAACCCAAGACCGGTAAGGGCCGCGTCGTGACGCTCCCGGGCTTTGCTGCCGACGAGCTCGCCATCCACCTCGAGCGGTACTCGCTCCCGGGCCCCGACGGCCTGGTGTTCCCGACCCGGAACGGGACGCCGGTGCAGTCGCCCAGCTTCACTGCCAATGTGTTCAAACGGGCGCTCCGCAAAGCCGGGCTGCCGGACGTCCGGATCCACGACCTGCGGCACACCGCGGTGTCGCTGGCGATCGACGCCGGCGCCAACGTCAAGGTGTCCCAGGCCCGTGCCGGGCACGCCTCGGCGTCCCTACATCTGGATACCTACGGTCACCGCTATGAGGCCGCTGACGTGGCTGTGGCGGAACGGCTGGATGTCCTACGGGCCGAGTCCCAGCGGAGGCGGCTGCGGGCCGTGTGACTTTTCTACAGATTAGGTATTGCGTGTCTACGGGATATGTGGTACAGTGAGGGCATGGAGATAGACGATAGGGCCAGGACCGAAGGGGTACCTCATGCCAATCAGTGACCGTGACTACAGCTATCGGAGCGATCCCCCGACTGGGCATGACGGTCCGCTTGCATGGTGCCCGTATCCCGAGTGTGGATTCAATGGAACTGATGAGGAGGTGGACGATCACCGGCTCGCCGCTCACTCGGATGAGCCGCAGTTTGGGAACAACACACGGCAGCGACCGCGGTGAGTACGGCGGAGCAGCAGCGCCAGTGGCGGGCCTCGAAAGGGGCCCGTACTGGCGCGCCAGGAAGACCTGTGACCCAGCCGTGCGGTACTCACGCTGCTTACCGTCGTCATCTCAAGCGTGGTGAGGAGCCGTGTGCTGCGTGTCGGAAGGCGAACGCTGAACGGTCACAGCGGGTCAGACTGCGGGGCGTCTAGGCTGGTCTGGCATCCTTTCCCGGTTGCACGCGGGACCCCCGGCTTGGGGCGCCTTTGCCGGGGGTCTCTGCGCGTCTAGGGTGGTCTCGTCGGTCGTTAAGCCCGCCGGTAAGGCCGAGGGACACTCTTGGAGCGGGACATCGAAAGCCTCGGCACCGACTGGAGGCCCCGGGTATCCGGGCTGTGTTTGAGACCCTCGGTGAATGGGCTAGCCCTTGGCTGGTCGGCCATCCGGGGGTCTCTGCGCGTGAACGGTCAAGGCGGTTTGAGGGAACGCACCCCAAAATGTGGGTCTAGCCAGTGTTGGTGCCCTCACGTATGGTGAGCGACGGCGGACCGGTCCCAACGAAGCGACCGGCACAGGAGGGGACGTGCACGACCCGAACATCTTGTACGCGGCAGCAGTACTCGGGTACCTCTACGGGCAATCCGAAATCGCGGCCCGACGTCTCAGAGCCAACGACCAGCCCAGCGCAGCCGTCGCCACCGAGATGGCCCACAGCATGCTAGGGGAGGCCCTCACCCGCCTGGGTGTGCCGCTCCCTGGCAATGCGCAGGACATGCAGGAGCGCCCGCTTGTCCTCAGGGTGCAACCCGGGGTCGCCCCGGATCGCGACCTCAGGCGACACCGAGGGCTGCGGGGCGTTGGCTGAATAGCCGGCGAGCTCGAGCAGCCACCCGCGGGGCTCGACCGCCAGCTCGTCTTCGACGCGTTCGACGTTTTCGCGGGCGGGGGTGATGCCGCCGGTGAACCAGGAGTTGACGGCTTGGGCGGAGACACCGAGGCGGCGGGCGAGTTCGCGTTGGCTCATGCCCCGCTCGGCGAGCAGGGCGCGTAGGGCATCGGCGAAGGTGCCCATCGGGCGCTGGGGTCCTTCCATCAGAATGCCGACACTGGTTGGCGTCAGCGCACACTAGTTGACACGGGTGACCTTGCGGTAACCGGGCAGAAATGTCAAGGGTGACATCCAGTGATGGTTGACGTGCGTCCATGGTTGGACGTAAGGTCGCCCCCATGACCTCAGCCGCCGAACCGGAACTGCTCCGGATCCGACAGGTCGCCGAACGCTACGGACTCACCGAACGGCACGTCCGCCAGCTGGTCGCCGAGCGGACCATCCCGTACTACAAGCCAGGCAAAATCGTCCTCATCCCCCGGGCCGAGTTCGAAGCCTGGCTGAGGGAGCAGCGAGTCGAGGCCATCTGATGGGCGCCGTCGACGAGTTCGCAGCCGCCTTCGCTCAGATGCTCAACAGCCACCAGTCCTGCACATGGGAGCAGGTCGGCCCATGCGTCTATTGCACTGACCACGACGTCCGTCTCTACCAGGGCACGTTGCCAGAGGACCGGCGACCCCACTGCGAAGCCCACGATTGGAATGAGGAGATCGGCGTCGGCTTCTACATGCAGTGCCGTCGCTGCGGCGTAATCGAGTGGTTCGAATGAGCGGCATGGTCGCCCTGTTCGCCGACGCCGGCGTCGACCTCTACCACCAAGGCACCCTCACCGACGGCCTCGAACTGTTGGCCGCACGCCTCGACTACGCCGGAGCCGGCGACCTCGTCGCTGAGCTGCTGGGCCTCGAGTTCACCGACTCGGACAAGCGGGACCCCAAGCCGGTCCCGACCCCCAAGCCGACGCCACCCCCGAAGCCCCAACCCAAGGGGCAGTCGTGACTCATGATCCGTCCCGGTCGGACGGAACCGCATCCCTCCCCTTTGCGGTGCACCTCCGGCCGGGACGTACCACCCGTCGGGCTCCGGTGGCCTCGACGTCAGAACCTTCCGCCCGTGGTTCTGGCGTCGGGCCCAGCGTGGCCCGGACCAATGTCCGCCTGCCCGCCCAGGAGTGGTGGGTTCGGGCCACGCACCCGTAGCACGACAAGACGCCCCACCCCCCGGAGTGGCATCCACAAGGGGGCGGGGCGTCCTTATCAGACAGGAGCGTACATGACCATCACGCACGACCGGTTGTGTCCCGGGACCGGCGCCCCGGTAGCGAAGACCGCAGTGGACGGCGGGCATGTCACCACCTGCCCCGCCTGCCGCCGCTGGCGGCTCGCCTACCCGATCTTCGAGGACCCCGCCGGCCGGTACACCGTCGAAGCCCACTTCGTCCCACCCCTACCCCGACGGATCCCCGGCGCCTCGCTGCCGCTGTTCGAGGCGGTGCTGTGATGGCCGCCTACACGTGCGCCGTCTGCGGCACCCTCGCCCTACCCGGCAACAGTGACCTCGTTGACGGCGAACGGTTTGTGCATCGTGCCTGCCAGCACCGGTTCATCTACTGGCACTCGCTCCACGGTTTCGGATGGGTGCTGACCGACCTCCACCCCACGTCGGTCCCGGCCGTGTGGCTCGCCGAACACCCGGGCGGCATCTACGACGACGGGAACGGCAACCGCTACCTGCGCGATGAGGTGGAGTCGTGATGCCGCACCTGTCCCCGTGGATCTGGCTCGCCGTCCTCGCCGCCGTCGAGGTCGTCGCAACCCTGTTCGCCCTGTCGTTGTGCAAGGCCGCTTCGGACGCCGACAAGCAGACGGCACGCATGTTCGCCGACGACTGCCCCGACGAGCTCGAACCATGAACGCCGACCTCGCGTTCACGCTGGCGTTCTTCGCCCTCATCATCATCTGCATCGCAGCTACCGGTATCGCCGGGTTCCTCTACCTCCTCTACAAGGAACTCGTCAACGAGCGGGGTCCGGATCCTGAGCCGCCGGTGTGGGTCAACCACGCCACGCCACGCCGGCGGTGCCACCGATGAACGCCTGCAGCATTAAAGGCTGCCGCGGCAACTACGAGGCGCGGGGCTGGTGCAAGAAGCACTACCAGCGTTGGTGGCGTCACGGCGACCCCTTCGGCACCGCACCCAAACCCCGAGACGGCTGGGTCTGCCTCTGCCCCATCTCCCACCCGAACCCGAAGTGCTGCACCCAGTGTGGGTTCCCGTGCGTGCACCGCATGGCCCCCCACATCCGGAACCTCGCCCTCCACAAGATGCCCGAGCTCGCCCGCCAGGTCATCGACCGCGGCAACTCGAGGAGCGTCGCATGACCGGCGAGATCATTCACGAGCCGCGCCGCCACAACTGCAACGCAGGGTGGACTGAGTACACCATCACACACTCCGACATCCCTGCCCTCAACGGCAGAGTGGGTCTCAGCCCACCGGATGTCGGTACTCCGGAAGGCTCCATCTGGCAGTGCGAATGCGGACGCACCTGGGTCGCCTACTACCCGCAGTATCGGAACATCGTCGTGCTCGCGCCCAGCTACCGGCCTGAGGGCCGGATCGAACGCTGGCGCCGTGAACGAAAGACAGAACGATGACGCGCCTCCATCTTCTGTCGTGGCGGGCACGCCTGCGTTGGTGCCGCCCCTGGTTCGCCGCCGCCGTCGGACACACCCTCGGAGACCAGCCGTGACCCCGCTCACCTCCGACGAGATCGTCACCAGAGCACAGGCTCGACAGGTGCCAATTCATGGACTGGCAACTAAGGAGTGGGTGCGAGCACTGGCAAAAGTCGGTCTGGTTGTCGTGGATGCCGCCGACACCCCGAACGAGCCGCCGTTCTCTGGCGCCTATCCGGGTCCTGTCGTGGACGACGCCCCCACATGGGGCGCCAACTACAGCGACATCCCGCTTCCGCGCGCGGGTTGGCGGTGGACGGTCAACATGCAGGATTGGTACTCGGCCGAGGTGGCGCCGATGGCTGGAGAGCCTTACTGGGTGCTGGTGCGGCGGACCCCCCAGCCCGCCACCCCCCCTACCCCCGTCGAGGCGATCAGCAACCTGATCCGCTCCTTCCCGCAGACCACCGCCACCATCACCGTTGAGGAGACCGCCCAGTCCATCCTCGACGCCTTGTTCGATGGCGGCTACCGGGTCGTTGCCGCCGAGGACATCCAATGACCCTCGTCTGGTTCCTCATCGGAATCGGGTCCGGTCTCCCGGCCGGCGCCTGGTTTTACCGGTCCACGTACAACAAGGCGCTCCGCGACGACCGCAACTACCAGGAACAGTCCTACTGGGTCGCCCAAGACGCCTGCGAACGCGCCTGGCGGCACCTCCGCTGGCTCTCCGCACACCCCCGCCTCGCCTTCCGAGTCTTCTACCGCGTCCAACGCATCACCGAACGACGCGAGCGCGTCCGATGACCGACTTCTGCGCAGTCTGCGGCCGGCCGCTCGGCGGCGACTGGCCCCACCACCCCCACCGGCCCGGCTGCCCCGGACCCCCCGACATCGACTGCGACTGCGACACGGACCCCGTACACGCCGGCTGCTGCCCCTGCCAGGAGAAGGCCGCATGACCCGGCCCCGTCTCCTCGACCTGTTCTGCGGCGCCGGCGGTGCAGCCGTCGGCTACCACCGCGCCGGGTTCGATGTCGTCGGCGTCGACATCGTGTCGCAGCCCCGCTATCCATTCACGTTCCAGCAGGCCGACGCCATGACCGTCCCGCTCGACGGGTTCGACGCCATCCACGCCTCCCCGCCCTGCCCGCATTACGCGAACGTGACCCGCTGGCGCGGCGACCCGACCGACCACCCCGCCCTCATCCCCGATACGCGGGCACGGCTCCAGGCCGCCGGAGTCCCGTGGGTGATGGAGAACGTCCGCACCCGCGAACTCCGGGCCTGTTTCGTCCTGTGCGGCTCCACGTTCGGGCTCCCGGTCCGCCGGCACCGCTACTTCGAAACCAACTGGGCGGGCCTGCATCTGGTCCCGCCGTGCCAGCACCAGGCCACCGACCTGGCGTTCATGCACAAAGGCGAACGCGCCTATGCCGACGCCATGGACTGCCAGTGGATGACCAACCGCGAAGCCCGACAAGCCATCCCACCCGCCTACACCCAATGGATCGGCGAACAGCTCCTCGCCCACATCAAGGAACCAGCCGCATGACCACACCCTCCGACGCCGTCCCCGTACCCGGGCCGGACACACCCACATGGACCATCGACGACGACGGCGACTTGGTTCACTCGCCAAACAACTGGTTGCACGGTAGTCCCGGTCGGCTTGGTGGCATCGTCAGTGCTGAGGCATGGGCGGATCTACAGGCGGATGTTCGTGCGGCCCGTGTGCACGAGGGCTGCGGCCCAGCCAGCGACACCCCCCGACTTCCGTCAGATGGAGAGGTCTACCTGTGGCTGGTGGATCAGGACAGGTATGTCTCCGATTGGGCCGTTCGGCAGGTTCTTTCCGCTGTGCGCTCGATTCTCTCCGGGGAGACTGACTGATGGCTGACGACCACGACGCCACCAAGCCCCGATCGCTCATCGTGCCGCGGTACAGCGTCCATGGCCCAATCAAGGTGTGGACCCCTAACGGCGCGGTCACGAGTTGGGAAATGCGCCGCGACGGCACCGCTATCGCTTGGTTCGCTGACGGAAGAGATGCCGGCCTGGTCGTGACAGCAATGAATCGGGGCACCGATGGCTGACGACCCGACGTGGGAACGAGTGCTGCTGATGATGCCTCGCCACGACTGCGGCCTACGGATGCAGCCCGGCGGCAACGAATCCACTGGACCGCTCCTGGTCTGCGCCCCGTGCTCCTACGTGACAGCGGTCGACCCGGCATGGGTTGATGCCGTCGTCGCCGAAGCAACGGATGGGGGCTCCGATGGCTGACGCCCACGACGCCCCGAGGACAATGCCTAAGTGGATGGCCAAGCATCCCTGCGTCGCTTGCGGGGCCGGTTACGGCCAGTGCGCTCAGGGCCTCCGGTTCAGCCTCAAGTGCTGTGTCGGCTGCGACCACCCTGGCCGGTGGGTCGATGAGCCGTACACGGCTGAAGACCTCGCAGAGATGAAGGCTCGTGCCGAAGATGGCTGACGACCACGACGCCCTACTCGCCCGCGCTGAACGGTGGGACAACGAAGGATTAGGCGAATTCATCACTGACCTCGCTGCGGCTCTGCGTGAATCCCAGGCCAACTACCACGCCGCCCTCGACATCATCGCCCGGCTCACCGAAGGCTGGGACGCTCGTTCCACTCACGACGATTTGCCCCCCGATCACGCCTGGTTCCGTGACCCGGTCCTCGCCGACCCCGACGAAGACACCGGCCCCCACCCCATGTCCGACCGCCAGTGGGCCGTCTACACCCACGCCGCCCAACGAGCCACCCACGGAGACCACCAGTGAGCGAGCTCGCCACCGTCACCCCCATCCGCCCCACCGACCAGGTCAAACGAGACCGCTGGGGCCGCTACCTCCTACCCCACCCCGACACCGGCAAAGAACAAACCTGGACCCGCGCCACCACCATCGCCAACACGCTCGCCGACCGGTATGGGCTCGAACAATGGGCCAAACGCAACGTCGCACTCGGCATCGGCGCCCGCAGAGACCTCTACGCCCAAGCCGCCGCAGCGAAACCTGACGACAAGGCCACGCTCACCCGGATCGTGGAACAGGCCGAAGAGGCCGCCTCGAGCAAGGCGGGCGCGAACCTCGGGTCAGCCCTCCACCGGTTCACGGAACGCATCGACGCCGGCGAAGACCTGGTCGTCCCCGAGCCCTGGGCTGCTGACGTCGCCGCCTATACCGCCACCATGAAGGCCAACGGAATCACCGTCGCCCCCGGGTGGATCGAACGCATCCTCCTCGTCCCCGAGATCGACGCCGCCGGCACCTGCGACCGGCTGTGCAACGCCCCTCAATGGGATTGGAGCGGCCCCCGCATCGCCGACCTCAAGACCGGAGCGGACGTCCTCCGCTACGGGATGACCGAGATTTCCCTCCAGCTGGCGATCTACGGGCACGCCACCCACTGGTATGACCCGGTCACCCACGAGCTACACGAGATGCCCGAGGTAGATCGTGACTGGGCGATCGTCATGCACCTGCCCGTCGGCAAAGGCACCTGCACCATCTACGAGGTCGACATCGCCGCAGGCTGGGACGCAGTCCAATTAGCGATGCGGGTACGCCGTTGGCGGCAACGCAAAGACCTCGCCCAAATCATCAACGTCCCACACATCTCGGGAGGGGGGTCAGAGGCGCCATGCGTACCGCCCAGGGCCACCGACGCCGAGCGCGGCAGCGCACCCCCCTCCCAACCCACCGACGAACAGGCCTACCTCGACCTCCTCGACCGTACCGAGTGGGTGCGGGACCGGGTGCAGGCCATCAAAGCAGCAGGCCACGGAACCGCACTAGCGCTCGAATGGTCCAAACACCCAACCATCCCGACATTCCCAAACGGTGGCCCCACCACCAACGAACAGGTCACCGTCATCGCACAAATGTGCGACCGGGTCGAAGCCGAATACGACATCCCGTTCGGTGACTCCGACCCGACAACCCCCAAGCAAACCAAAGCCACAAGGACACGAACCACATGACCGATATCGACCAGTTCCTCGCAGGCAGCAAGTCCTATCCTCTCATCAAGATCAACAGCGAAGGCGGAAAAGTCGTCGGGGACCTCGTCGCAGCCCGCCTAGTCGATGAGCGCGACTACGACACCGGCAACATCGTCCACTGGTCCGACGGCACACCCCGCAAGCAGATCGTCCTCGACATCCGCATCGACTGGCCGGCCAGCATCGACATCACCACCGGCAAAGAAGGTGTCAACGAAGAAGTCGGCTCCTACTACTGCCGGTTCACCGCACAGCTCGCCCTACGCGAAGCCTGTGAAACCGCTGGCGTTCCGCTCTCACAGGTCGGCCGCATCGCGATCGCCCGCCTCAAGGATGGAGTGCCTCGCAACCCCCGCAACAAGCCGCCGCAGCAGTTCCGGGCCGAAGTCGCCCGCGCCACTGCCGCCGCAGGTGTGGACAGTCTCCTCACCGCACCCCTAACAGCCGACGACATCTGACCCGTTCTGGTGGTTCTCGGGGTGCGCTGGCGACATCCCGAGAACCACCCCCACAACAGAAAGGCTGGGGCACGGTTGACCGTGGCTCCCCCCACCAGTAACGGCCGCTACTCAAACGACCCCGACCGCGACTGGATGCTCCGCGCACTCCGCGGCGAAACCACCTCAGAGGCTGCCTACCAGATCGTCGCCAACACCCGGTGGATGTGGCGCAACGGCCAACTCGCCGCCGACCAAGAAGCCATCACGGCACTCAACATCGGCGACAACAAACACCTCGACGACCCGTTGCGCTTCGCACCGCTCGAGGAAACCTGGCAGCCCCCAGGCGACTACGACCCCACCACCCAAGCCGCCTTCGATGAACGTGCACAAGAACCTGACTTCGCTGCCGGCTACCAGCCGTGGGACGACAGCGAAAACAGCTACGACCCCGACTGGGTGTCCCTCATCGTCGACGGCAAAACATGGCTCACATCCGGGCCCGACCACCCCGACCCCCTCTGGGGCGACACCCACACCATCCTCGCCGCCAAAGGACAACCCACCACCATCGCCGGACCCCAAGGCGCCGGCAAATCAGTGTTCGGGCAACGACTCGCCCTCGGATGGCTCGGCATCATCCCCGACATCCTCGGCATCCCCATCACACCAGGCGACCGCAACGTCCTCTACCTCGCCTCAGACCGCCCCGAACAAGCCCGGCTCTCCATGCGCCGCATGATCGCCGACAACCAGCTCGACATCCTCGAGGACCGCATGCGCGTCTGGAAAGGCCCCCCACCCGAAGACGTCGCCAAACAACCCCTCATGCTCCTCCACATGGCACAAGCCGCCGACGCCGGATACCTCATCATCGACTCCGCCAAAGACGTCGCCCTCAAACTCTCCGCCGACGAAGTCGGCGCCGCCTACAACTCCGCCCTACAACACTGCGTCGCCCACGCCGTCGAAATCACCGCGCTCCACCACCCCCGCAAACTCTCCGGCGACACCCGAGACAACCCCGTACGCGTCCTCGACGACCTCTACGGCGCCTACTGGATCACCGCCGGCAACGGATCCGTCGTCTACCTCCAACCCGGCGACTTCGACTCCTACACCCTCACCCAACTCAAATCCCCCAACGGCACCAAAGCCGAGATCCCCTACGAACACGTCACCGCCACCGGCGACATCCGGCCACCCTCAAACCCCGACCTCGCAGGGATCCTCGCCGACGCCGGCTACGACGGCTGCTCCGCAGCCCACATCGCCCGCTGCCTCTACAAGACCACGGAACCAACCCAGGGGCAGAAACGGGCAGTTCAACGTGCCCTCAACGAGCTCGCCGAGGACGGGATCGCGGAGCGGACGGGGAAGACCCGGAACACCGCTTGGAGGCTGACCGAATGATTCGGACATTCGGACAGCCCGACCAGGACTTCCATCGCGACAACCATTCGGACACCCCACCCGACATTCGGACAAACCCCAGGTCAGAGATTCGGACACCATTACATTCGGACAAATCCCCCCCCCTCTATAAAGAGGGGGGATGTCCGAATACGGACAACACCCCCAGGAGCCCTGCGTGACTCACCCCTCCAAGCGCAAAGGCGACAAGTACGAGCTCGAAGCCGCACGGCTCCTAGCCGACCTCACTGGCTGGCCTGTCCGCCGCAAGTTGGGTGCCGGCCGAACAGATGACTGCGGAGACCTCGACGGCATCCCCGACACCTGCGTCCAAGTCAAGGCGTACCGCGACATCCAGCGAGCCGTCCGTGAAGTCCTCGACGAACTCCCCGCCCAGCAAGCCAACGCCGGGGCCACGTTCGGGTTCGGGATGGTCCGCCGCCCCGGAGGCCGCTGGTTCGCCGTGCTCACTCTCGAGCAGGTGTGTGCCCTGCTCCGCGAAGCCACCAGCGAGGTAGCCCGATGAACAACCCCACGGAAATCAATGTCGCCATCTGTGACGCTCTCGGCCTTGACTTGTCCCGCATCGTCAAAGGCGGTGTCAAGATCCACCTAGGCAACCTCGGGCCCGTGATCGAAGTCACATACCAGACCTGGCACGACGACGACCTAGGCAAACGCTTAGAGCACGTCCTCAAGCGCTACAGGCTCGTACCCCTCGAGGACAGCCCGTGAGGCGTGATCATCTCCCCCTCGTCACCCTCGACGGCCGCCACGCCGGCGAACTCCTAGCCCACCCCTGCGGCTGCGGACGCCCCCGCTGCACCCTCGGCGAACACATCTGGCAATCCACCCGCGACATGACCCCCGGCCCCCAAGCCCAAAGTTACGAACCCCGCGCCACCACCACCCCCAACGGCAGCGACGACGACCCACCCCCCGACCACACCCTCGCCGTCGACCTCGAATACACCCAAGCCGTCCAAACCTACTGGGACGCAGCCCGCACCCTCACCCGCCTCATCGACCGCCACCGCCCCGACCGGTGGACCCCACTCCCAGACCCCGCCTCCGATGACCAATGGTGCCGGCACCACCTCGAAACCATCGGCCAGTGCGAATCACGGTTCAAAGGCGACGAATGCCGGATGTGCAACGAGCTCCGCCGCACCTACGGCCACCTCCCCGACGCCGACCTCATGCGCACCCGTCACCAGCTCGGCTACCTACCCGGCAGAGCCGTACACGACTGGCTCCAACGCTTACCCCGAGCCCGCAAACGCAAGGCCCGCAAAGCATCATGACCACATGGACTCTTCTCATCAACACGCTGACCCTGGCGCTGGTGGGAGTGACGCTCTACTACCACCGCCGGACCGCCCGTGCCATGCAACGACGCATCGACATCCGCAACGCACACCACCGCGACTTCCATGCGGACTGCCAACATCAGCACTGGTCAGGTGACTCGCGGTCATGCCCACGTTGCGGCTCCTTGGACCTCCGAGGCCACCCCAGCACCCAAGCGATGGGCCTGACCTGCAACGTGTGCGGATGGATCCGCTACGTCGACCCCGACACGCACACCTTGTGGGATGCGGTGACTCAGCCACCTTGGACAACAGCGCACAGGTGACGTCATGACCGACGGTGCTTGTACAACCTTGACCAGCACTGTTAGTGTCACCAGTACAACTCGGCTCATGGTCCACCAGTCCGCCCCCACCGCAGGGCGGACTGTGTCATCTGACACTTGACCGATGTCGCATACTGTGGGCATGGCGGACACCGCGGTACTGGTCACCACAGATCAGGCGTACGAGTACGCACTACTCGAGGCCGACAGGGACCTGATCCCCAAGGTCAACGACCTCGACATCGACGGCTGGCACCTGGTGAACGTCATCGCCGTGGATGCAGGGTGGCGCAACCGCTTCGCTGCCATCGTACGTAGGGCTATCGAGCCACTGCCCGATCCACCCAGTTGGGAAGCGGGCTGGTACCCCGATCGCAGCAGGCGACACGAGTCCCGGTACTGGAACGGCACAGCCTGGACCCACGCCGTAAGTGACGCCGGCAAGCAGGGCAGGGATGCCCCCACCCTCCTGCCCCCCACCCCCGGACTGAGGGCGCAGTAGCCCACCACATGCAGGGGCTGCCATGCCTGCCAACGGACGGTGGCCCTACTGCGACCCACGCTGGACCCTCGTATCCAAGCTGGTCAAGGCACGTGACGGCTACCGGTGCACCGCACCCGGCCCACGCCACACCCGCATCCTCGATGTAGACCACATCATCGAGTGGACCAAGCGACCTGACCTCGCCTTCGACCCCACCAACCTGCGTACCCTGTGCCGCCTGCACCACAACCGCAAGACGCACAGTCGGCGACGCAACTCGCGGCCATGGTGAACTCCAATTTTTTATGAGGTCGCCACATCAGGACCCCACACCAGTCCGCGTTTCCGTTTGTGGGGGATTTTCCCGGGAGGCACCGTGACAACTCGTCGACGGCTCCTGACCACTGTTGTCGCCAAGGGCGACTATCGCCTGTCCCTTGAGGCGTTGCGGGACCATTTGGCGGGGATGTTGGATGCGGGGGACGGGAACGCTGCGACGGCCAAGCAGTTGACCGAGGTGTTGCGGCTGCTGGAGGCTCTGCCGACGGGCAAGGAGCGCACGATCGATGACGAGCTTGCTGCCCAGCGTGCAAGGCGTGGAGCTCCCGACGCACAGCACGGGGCCGACGGTTCGGAAGTCACTGGGCGACGACGCGGCGGACCTGGCTCACATCGCCGGTCTGGATCTTGACGGCTGGCAGGCGGACGTCCTTTACGGGGCCCTAGGTCTGACGGCTGGGGGTAACTGGTCTGCGTTCGAGGTGGGGCTGATCGTTCCCCGCCAGAACGGCAAGGGTGGGGTGCTCGAGGCCCGCGAGTTGCATGCTTTGTTCCGTGAGCCGGATTCTCGGCTGATTCTGCATTCGGCCCATGAGTTCAAGACGGCTAAGGAGGCTTTCAGGCGGATCGTGTCGCTAATCGAGGCGACTCCGCTGCTTCGTGCCCAAGTCGATCATGTCCGGTACACGACGGGCGAAGAGGGCATCGAAACGAAGGACGGGAGCCGGCTCAAGTTCGTGGCCCGTTCGTCCGGGTCGGGTCGCGGGTTTTCGGGGGATCTGATCATTTTGGATGAGGCGTACAACTTGTCGCCGGACATGATGGCGGCGTTGTTGCCGACGATGTCTGCCCGGCCGAATCCGCAGATCTGGTATACGTCGTCGGCGCCGTTGCCGGTGGCGAGTTCGGATGTGTTGCGGAAGTTGTGCAACCGGGGGCGGTCCGGCAGGTCGGAGAGCTTGGCGTACAGCGAGTGGTGCGCTGCCCATGAGGATTCGGTGGAGGATCGGGAGGCGTGGGCTAGGGCGAACCCGGCGTTGGGGATCCGGATCACCGAGGAGTTCATCTCCCGGGAGTTGGAGGCGTTGGGCCCGGAGGATTTCGCTCGGGAGCGGTTGGGGATCTGGTCGGATCTCGACGCTGGCGGCGGGGTGATCGACCCGGAGAAGTGGGCGGCGTGCGAGGACCCGAAGTCGAGGCCGTCGGGCCCGTTGTCGTATGCGGTGGATGTGGCTCCGGATCGGGCGTGGGCGTCGATCGCGGTGGCGGCCGATGGTCCTGGCGGGGTGCATGTGGAGATTGTGGATCGCCGGCCGGGTACGGGTTGGGTGGCTGAGCGTGCGGCGGAGTTGCAGCGCAGGTGGGGCGGGTTGTTCTTTGTGGCGAAGCCGTCGCCGGCGTGGTCGCTTGAGGAGGAGTTCGCGGCGGTGCGGTTGGATGTGCGGCCGGTGGTGACCGAGGAGCATTCGCAGGCGTGCGGCGATTTCTTCGATGCGGTGGTGCAACGGAAGGTGCGGCACATCGGCCAGTCGGAGCTGGACGCGGCGGTTGCTGGGGCGGACCGCAAGTTCTACGGGGATGCCTGGTTGTGGTCCCGCCTCAAGTCGGCGGTGGATATTTCGCCGTTGGTGGCTGTGACGTTGGCGCATTGGGTGGCTCAGAAGCGGAAGCGGAAGCCTGGGATCTTGTGAGGTAGCTGGTATGGCGTTCTGGAGTAACTGGTTCACTTCGACGCCGAACCATGCGGGCACGTCGACTGTGGGCTATGACCCGGGTGATCCGGATGGGGTGACGGTCGAGACGCCGGATCCGGTGGAGCCTCGTTCGTTGCCGGCGTTGATGCCGTCGCCGTGGTCGGGGTGGCCGGCTGAGTGGTCGACGCCGAACTGGTCGATGAATTCGCGGTTCAACGAGCTCATCGACGTGGCGTGGATGTGCTTGGACTTGAACGCGTCGGTGCTGTCGACGATGCCGGTGTACCGGACTCGTGGTACCCAGATGATCGAACCGACAACGTGGATGTCGAACCCGGACCCGATGATCTACACGTCTTGGCACGAGTTCGCCAAGCAGCTGTTCTGGGACTACCAGCTGGGTGAGGTGTTCGTGTTGCCGATGGCGGTCGGGTTTGATGGGTTCCCGGCCCGGTTCCGGGTGATTCCGCCGTGGCTGGTGAACGTCGAGATGCGGGCCGGGACCCGGGCTTACAACATCGGGTCGATGGATGTGACTGGCGAGATCTTGCACATCCGGTACAAGTCGACGACCGACGGTGCACACGGCGTGGGCGCGTTGGAGTCCGCGGGCGCCCGCATGATCACCGCCGGGGTGCTGGCGAAGTATGTCCGTGAGGTCGCAGCGAACGGCGGGGTCCCGGACTACACGCTCGAAACCGAGATGGACATCGACCGTGCGGACGCCGAGGACATGCAGGCGCAGTGGATCGAGTCTCGGCGGTCGAAGCCGGGTGTGCCGCCGGTCATGTGGAACGGCGTCAAGTTGCAGACGCATCAGTCGATGTCGCCGCGGGATATGGCGATGCTGGAGATCTCGCAGTTCACGGAGTCCCGGATCGCCGAGCTGTTGGGTGTGCCGGCGCCGCTGGTGGGGTTGCCGTCGGCTGATTCGTTGACGTACAGCAACATCACGTCGCTGTTCGAGTTCCATGACCGGCGGGCGTTGCGGCCTACGGCGACGTCGGTGATGTCGTCGATGTCGTATTGGGGTCTGCCTCGGGGCCAGTGCGTGGAGTTGAACCGGGATGAGTACACGCGGCCGCCGTTCGATCAGCGTGCTGATGCGTGGGTGAAGCTCACGACGGCCGGGATTGTGACGGTGGATGAGGCTCGTGCCGCGGAACGTCTACCTGCTTTGGATGGTGAACCGGTGTCGAGCTCTGTGGACGGTCAGGATGCGGCGGTTGCGTTGTCTGGCGGCCAGTCGTGAACCATGTCGAGGTCGAGCACCGGAATTCCACGGTCGCTGATGTGATCACGCGTCAGCGGATCGTCGAGGTCATCGCTGTGCCGTACGACGAGGAAACTGACGTGGTGTGGCGGGACGACATATGGCACGAGTCGTTCGACCGTAAGGCGTTCGACGGCGTCGAAGCCCATGTCGGTCGCATCCAGGTGAACCGCGAGCACGTTAAGGGTGACACGGTCGGCAAGGTGATCTTCGCTGACCCGTTGCATCCGGATGGCCTGTTCGCCCGGGTGAAGATCTACGGCACCCCTCGTGGCGATGAGACGTTGACTCTCGCCGAGGAGGGTGGCGCGTTTCCGTCGATCGGGTTCCGGCTCAACCGGTTCTCCGACCAGGAACTCGATAAGCGAAGCAGGACACGTCGGATCATGCGGGCGTTCTGGGATCACCAGGCGTTCGTGGAGGATCCGGCGTACGAAGGGGCCGGGGTGTTGGCTGTCCGAGCGGGACAGTCTGGCCTGGTGGTGGCTGATAGGCCGCTGCTTGAAACACCGAACCTGGATGAGTGGCTGAACGACCCCACGTTTAAGTGGGCGTCTGAGCGCTTCCAGCAGTAATCGCACACCACTGGCCCCGAGCGGGGGTCGGCGAAGGCCCAGAGCGTGGGCAGTCGAGGCGTGCTCCTTCACCCATCTTCTTTCGAAGGAGTGCCCCCGTCATGGGAGTCAACAGTCAGGCAAACGACGCCATGATTCGGCGTCTCGAGTCCGAGCTGGAGGAACGCAACGCGTTTGTCCAGGGCACCATTGCTCGCGCGCAGGACGACGAGCGCGACCTGAACGACACCGAGAAGACCACGCTCGCCGAGACCCGGGCCCGCATGGCTGCGCTCAAGGAGCAGATCGACGAGCTCGAGGCCACCGCCAAGTTCGCTCAGGATGTGGCGCAGCGCGCCAAGGACATCGACCTGGCGATCACTACCGCGCGGCGCACCGGTTCGGCCGAGGTCGAGTACCGGTCGGTCGGCGAGTACATGGTCGACTACGTCGCCGGTTCGACCGGCAGCCGGTCGGCGATGGAACGGCTCGAGCTCTACACCCGTGCCGCCGCCCACCAGAAGACGACCGACAACCTCGGTGTCATTCCTGATCCGATCATGGGCGGGGTCCTCAACTTCATCGACCAGACCCGGCCGATCGTCAACATCCTGGGCCCGCAGGACATGCCGTCGGCGACCTGGTACCGGCCCAAGGTAACCCAGCATGCCAGCGTGGCTGCGCAGGGTTCCGCTGGTGCGGCCGCAGACGAAAAGGCTGAGCTCGTCTCCCAGAAGATGACGATCACCCGGCTGACCGGCACCGCGGTCACTTACGGCGGCTACGTCAACGTCTCGCGGCAGAACATCGACTTCTCGTCGCCGCAGATGTTCGACGCCATCGTCAACGACCTGGCCGCCCAGTACGCCATCCAGACCGAGGCCGCTCTCGGTGTGGCGCTCATCGCCGGCACCAACAACATCGAGCTCACCACCGCTTCCGGTGGCACCCCGACCGCGGCCGAGCTCACCGCGGCCCTGTGGACCGCTGTGTCGAACATCTACACCGCGGTGAAGGGTCAGGGTCAGGTTGTGTTGCTGATCCAGCCTGCGAAGCTGGCGAACTGGGGCACTCTGTTCGCTCCGGTGAACCCGCAGAACTCGCAGTCGCCCGGCTTCCAGGCTGTCGACTTCTCGCAGGGTCTGATGGGCACCGTGTCGGGCATCCCGGCGTATGTGTCGGCCGGGCTCGTGTCGGCGCCGGCGACCACGTTCGGGATTGTCATGTCGACCGCGGCGGTTGAGGTGTACGAGCAGCGGATCGGTGCCCTGCAGGTCACGGAGCCTTCTGTCCTCGGTGTGCAGGTCGCTTACGGCGGCTACTTCACGCCGATGACCGTTGAGACCGGTGGTGTGCAGGAGATCGTCAACCTCGCCTAGGAGGCCGACATGTTCATCAGCGACGAGGGGTTGGTTGCCGGTTCCGTCAACAGGGCGGAACTGGCGGCCGCCTATGAGGCGGCGACGGATGAGGCGGTCAGGGCGAACCTGGCCGCCGCCGGTGCCGCACACGGCATGGTCGTTCACGGCGGGAAGTTGGTTGACCCGTCCGTACCTGCACCGGCCTACCTGGTCGGCGAGGAAGGATCTGAGCTGCTCATCGAGGCGGACACCAAGGATGCGGTTCAGGACATCGAGAACCTGAGCGCTACCGCGGAAGCCGTCTCGGAACCGCCCCGTTCCGGCCCCGGCTCGGGCCGCGACGCCTGGGCTACCTACGCCGAAACCTTGGGTGTCGAGGTGACCGACGACATGACTCGAGACGACATCATCGCCGCGATCGAACTCGCGGAAGAGGAGTAACCGATGGCTACTACCACGTTCCGTGAGGACTATCTGGGTCGTGACCTGGTGGCCCCGACGTCCAACTCGTTGGACCACCTGGGCCGGGTGACCACGTCCACGGTCGATTCGCTCGGCCGTTCGTTGCGTCGTGTGGCTCGGGCGAACACGACGGCGGTGACGCTGAACCAGGAGATCCAGTTCCTGACCGGCGAGAAGTTCACCGTCACGGTCGCGGGCACCACTGCGGCGTCGCCGCCTGCGGCACCGGCTGTGGGCGCCACCGTGGCTGACGGCACCGCGACGTTGCTCCGCACGAAGTAGGGGGGCCTGTCGATGGCCGCACCGTACGCGTCGCTCGCAGAGTTCAAGGCATGGTCTTCTTGGCCGGCCGACAGCGACGATGACCCTGCGATCACCGATGCGTTGACAGCTGCGTCTGCGGCCATCGACAACTTCTGCTCCACCCACTTCTGGCAGACGGCCGCGGGCACAACCCGCGTGTTCGACACGTGCGACCCCCGGAAGCTTCGCATCAACGACGCTGCGGCGGTTACGGGGGTCGCTACGGACAAGGATTCCGATGGCACGTTCGAGACGGTCTGGGATCCCGCGGACTTCCAGCTCCTCCCGCTCAACCCCGCCGCCGCCCCAGAAGTCCTCCCGTTCACAGCAATCAGAGCGGTCGCAACCAAGACGTTCCCGGCCCCGACGAAACGGGAGGGGATCATACGGGTGACCGGCACATGGGGCTGGGCTGCCATCCCTGAATCGGTCGTACAGGCAACCCTGCTGGTCGCCAACCGGCTGTTGAAGCGCCGCCAGTCACCCGAAGGCATCGCCGGGCTTGACGACTTCGGCACGATCCGGATCTCGAACCGTGAGGACCCCGACGCCGTCCGCCTGGTGACCCCGTACCGCACGAACCGTCGTGTGGGCGGCTGGGCGTTCGCGTGACGACTCTCACCCAGGTGCGTGACGGGCTGTTCACCCGCCTCGACACCATCGCCGGGCTACGGGTCTACAAGCAGGTTCCCGGAAACGCCGAGTACCCGGCAGCGCTCATCTACCCGCCTACCGCCGTCGACTACCGGGACGACTTGGGTGCCGGCTCGTATCGGGTGCAGGTGGTCGTCATGTTGCTGGTGCCGGCGACGGTCGACCGCAAGCAGCTCGACCTGTATCCGTTCCTTGACCGCACTGGCTCGAGCTCGATCTTCGCCGTGGTTGAGGCCGACCGGAGCCTGGGCGGCCTGCAGGTGGATGCCCGGGTGGTGTCGGCACAGGACCCGTTGGATCTCGGCGATATGGCGGGCACGAAGGTCTATCAGCGTGCCGTGATCGTCGAAGTGATCGTCAGCTAGCACCCCTGGAGGGGCCACGCTCATGGTGTCGTACAGCTACCAGTCGATCGGTTACTCAGGTACCGACATCACGTTCACCGCCCCCACCGGCGGGGCCCTGGCGGACGGGGTCAATCCGCCGGACGCCAGGGGTTTCTTCTGGATCAAGAACGCCGCGGCCGGCGGCACGATCACGGTCTCCATCTTCACGGAGGCGACATCGTTCGGTGTCGCCATCCCTGACATTGCCGTGTCGGTACCCGACGGCGAGCAACGTCTGATAGGTCCGTTGGTGCCCGACCTGGGCGCCGTCGCGCTCTCTGGTGGGATCGGGTTGACGATCACGGGCACCTTGACTGGGGTCACGGCCGCGGCCGTCAAGGTCCCCTAACCGGCTGTGGCTCTCACCTACCAGCAGACCGGGTATGCGGGCGCCAACATCGTCTACGACGCGCAGACGATCACCGCGGTAGCGGAGTCGTTCAACAAGGCGAACGGGGCGTTGGGGCCTGACCTGTCGTGGGTGCGGCCCGCCATCTTCACGCACGGGTTCCCGTTCCAGGTCAACGCGAACCAGTGCCGCATCACAGCGAACGTGGCCGGCACCTACGAAGACATCGCTATCCCGACCCCGAGCGTCGACACCCCCAACCTCACCGTCACCTCCACGACCACCGCGATCTCCCACACCGGATCTGCGGCGTTCGTGGCCGACTGTGGTGGGATCACCCGGTTCCAGCTACTCGACGGCGGCACCAACTACCGGGGGTACGCGTTTGGGGTGGGCCGGAACAACACGTTCATCCCCGGTGTCGACCTGTGGCACTTCCTGCTGTTCCGGGTCAACCGGGTCGGCGACCACGTACTCATCGCCTCAGACTTCCAGCCACTCGCCAACATCACCCTGCCAGGCACGCTGACGTTCACTGCGAGTGGCCCGGACATGAACGCCGTGTTCACCCACGCCGGGTCAGGGCCGCCGTTCAACGTGTCGGTCAGCGACAGCGTCTACACGGACGGGATCACCGTCCTGGGTGGCAGCATCGTGGTCACCGGCAGCGACACAGCATCGATCGACATCGATAACTGGGGTGTGACCGGCGACGACGCCAACATCGTCCCCGACCCCCGCGGGTTCCTGTGGATCAAGAACTCCGACGTCGCTTCCAAGACTGTTGCGGTGACCGTCCCGGGGTTCCGGGCGGCGGTCCCGTACCCCGACGTGAACGTGACGTTGCCCGCGGGTGAGCAGCGTCTGATCGGTCCGCTGGTTCCCGAGCTCGCCACTGTCGCCGGCGGTCGCCCGCTTGTGGCTGTCAACTATTCGCCGAACGTCACCGGTGTGACCGCCGCCGCGGTCCGCGTCTAGGAGGACCCCCCATATGGCTCTGCTCGCCACGCAGCAGATCAAGATCACCGGCCTCAACCCCACGTTCGCTGCCGCCGCCGCGTCCGACACGGTCGTGCCGGATGATCGGACGTTCGTCATCTACCTGAACACCGACGCGGCCACGAGGACGGTGGCGTTGGTGACGCCGGCGAAGCTCGACCAGTTCGGTCAGGCGCTCCCGGATGTGTCGATGACGATCGCTGCGGTGACCGGCATGGAAGTCATCGGGCCCATCACCCAGGACTTTGCCGACCCCACCACAGGGTTGGCGACCGTCACGACCTCGGCCACCGCCAACGTCACTGTCGCGGCCGTCCGCATCTAGGAGGAACCGATGCGCCTGTACCACCCCGATCTCGGCACCGAGTACGAGTGCCCCGACGACGACGGACTCCTGGCCGTGATGGCCGAGTCCGGATGGAAGGTGGCCCCGGAACCCGAGGCGCCGGCGCCCGGCTTGGCCCCTGAGCCGGTCAAGTACGCGCCGGTCGAGTCCAAGCCTGCCGCCAAGCGGACGTCAAGCAAGGCATCCACCGACTGATCCCCGGCCATTCGGCCATCCCGCTAGTCAATCGAGCCGCCTATAGGGGCGGCTCTTTCGCGTCCAAGGAGAATCATGGCAAGAGCCGCCTATGACGGGATGGTCAGGATCCATGTCGTCGCCGCCATCGCCAATATCGCAGCACCCACGGTGGCGGAGATCAACGCCGGCACCAACATCTCCAACTTCGTCCCCAAGGACGGGTTGACACCCCCCGGCACCCAGAACTACGTCGACAACGCCTCCCTCGCGGAGACGTTCGACGCCCAGGTCGTCGGTTCGTACGGCGGAGCCATAACCGTGATCGGCATCCGTGACTTCGCCACCGACACGTTCTGGGACCTCGTCGTCTACGGCACCAACACGCACCTCGTGGTGCGCCGAGGCATCCTTGTCGCCACGGCGTTCTCTGCGACCCAAAAGGTCGAGGTGTACCCGATCCAGTGGCAGGAACCGCTACCGCTGCCGACCGCGACCAACGAACTCCAGAAGTTCAGCGCAGGCGCCGCGGTGCGGAGCCAGCCCAACATGAAGGCCGTCGTCGCCTAGTGCCAGCGCTGCGATCCCTCGAGGACATGTCGCCAGAGGAACGTCTGGCGCTCGCCTACTGTGCGCCTCGAGGCATCCCGCTTTCGGTGTTCCTCGGCCGGGTTGTCGGCAACGGTGACCCGCAGTGGACGCCGCGGGACGCTGAGGCCGCGGTCTTGTGGCACATCGAACAGAGCGCCCGTTGTTCGGGTTGCGGGCGACCGCGCAACGAGTGCATGGTCGAATTCGCCGAGGCACCGGAGTACGAGGTGACACCTATCCGTTGCTGGGCTTGTGAGGCCCGGGACAAGATGTCACAGGAGTTCCGGGAGAAAGGCGGTTCCGGTTCCGGGCTCTACATGACTGTGGCGAAGGTCGGCTGATGGGCACATCACACAACGGCGCCCAGTTCGCAGCGAAGCTCGACAAGCTGGGGCGTGAACTGCGAGACGTCCAACGTCCGCTGAATGTCACCGCGTTGGCGGGCAAACGCATCTTCCAGGCCGCCGCCGCGGGCGCTGGCGCCTCCCGGCTCGCTCGGGCCCGGTACGACATCCGTGGTGAGCAGGCGGTGATCCGGTACGCCGGCGCTAAGGCGCATCTGGTGAACAACCCGACCAAGTCGCACCGGATCACGCCACGGAACCGGCGCCGGCGGCAGGGCCGGCAGGCGTTGACGATCAACGGTGACGTTCGGGCGTCAGCAAACCATCCGGGCACGAAGGGCAAGCGGTTCTTCGAACAGGCCCGCGCCATTTGCCAGGTAGAGCTGCCCCGGGTCTATGGGCGTGAACAGCTGACCGAGCCGTTGCGGAGGATTTTCTAGGTGGACGCTAACGACATCGCCGCAAGCATCAACGCCGGCGACTGCGACGACAACCTCGAGGTCCTGTTCAAGGCCCTGTTCGCCAGGGCTGCGGACATCGACACCGAGTTCTCCTGGAAGATCACCCTCGACGGCGACTCATGGGACCGCGAGACGGTGACGTTGGCCGAGCTCGCGTTCGCGGAACAGCACCTAGGCGTGCCCTACGTGCAGTTGAACCCGGTGTCGTCCGTCAACCATCTCGTCACGTTGATCGTGGCCCACAACTATCGGGTCAAGGGCATGAAGCTGGACCGGGCGCTCGATGCGGCCGGGAAGTACACGGCTAGCGACCTCACCGACATCATCTCGGTGCACGAGGTGAAGCAGGCCCCAAAAGACGGCACGCCACAACCCGGGACGTCGTAACGGCGTGCATCCGCGCGTACGGATGGCTGCCCACCCTCATCGATTCGCAGCCGGTCGGACCGATCGAACGAGCACTGAGCCCCGCGGAGTGACCTGATGGCATTCACTGAGGCTCTTCGCCTGGTCGTCGACGCGGACACGCGTGGTGCGGTTCAGGGCCTTGAGAGACTGGGCGATACCGCGGACCGTGAATTCGGCCGATCCGAGAAGAGCGCGGACAAGTGGGGCAACCGGCTGACGTCCCTTGGCACGGGGATGATCGCGTTCGGTGGCGCCGCGCTCGTGGGTCTCGGTGCTATGGCGAAGGCCAGCGAGGAAGCCAACCTCGCTCAGGTCAAGTTGCAGAACACGATCGACAACATGCCGAAGCTCGCCGGCTCGACGGCGAGCGAGTTCACGGACCTGGCCGACTCGATCCAGAAGGTGACGGCCGCGAACGCGGACGCGATCG